GATGATGTTGTTGTGGGGTGGTATTTTAGCAACAAAACTTTATGAAGTTGATGTAGGGCCTTCTACTGAAGCAAATGGTAGACTTGTTGATCCTACAGATGTTCGTGAGGTTTATCGTATCCCTGTAGATGATTGGGATGGTGAAAAATGGTTACCATTACAATATGTTAACCATTTTAAAAATTATACTGACAATCGAGCTGATGAGGGATTTGATTCGTGGACATGGGATTTAGTAAGACAGAAACGTAATAAGTCTTTAGAGGTATCAGACAATTCTATAAATACCGATATGCCAGCCGACTTAAATCAAAAATGGTTAGACTATCGTAAAAAATTAAGAGATTTACCAGCCGATTGGGCAGACGTACCTTTAGATTTAATTAGAGAACCAATAGCACCAAATGATGATACGCCTGATGCTTTATTTGAAGATGTAGATCAACCATATATAAAAATTGCAGATAGAACGAATGAAGACAAACTAATGTTGAAACAATTTGTTAAAGGAGTAAAATAAATGGCTTGGATTACTAAAACCATAACATATAAAGTTCCCAATCAACGCCATAGCATGGATGACTCTGAAGGTAAAACATCCACTGAGGTATATCATGGCCCTAGTAAATTAATTTTATGGTTATGTAAAACAGATAAGACAGAAGGTGAAGATTACGGTAAAAATGATATTATGCATGTTTGGGATGCTGACGATATGACAGAACGCCCTATGCCACTTGATTGTTATCAAGTTGAAATGGATGTTACTGAAAGTGATGAAATGGCAATACGTGCTGGAATGATAGCAGACAAGGGTGGACATGAGAACCATGAGGGGAAGGGTTCCGACGAATGGGATGGTTTGGCAGAGGGCCCTATAGATGGACTTTGTTTTAAGAAACCTAAACTGTATGAAGTTGATGTAGGACCTGCCGATCAAGAAAATAAAATTATAGCTGATCCTTCTTGTATTATGGAAGTTTATGCTAAACAACATATAGCAATTGATGCATATAATCCAGCTACTGGTGTGTGGAAACCTTTAAAATATAGAACTGGGACAACTGAAGATCGCACCGATGATAGTGTTAGAACAATTAGAAATGGACATTTGGAAGGTTCTGATAATATGTTCAATGAGGATATGCCAGCGGCTATGAAACAAGAGTGGTTAGATTGGCGGAAGAAATTAAGAGATTTACCTGAAGATTGGAAAGATGTACCAAATGAATTTATTGTTTTTCCAAGAGAACCCGGAACTATAGAAGGTCGATATTGTACAAAAACAGATAAAGATGATGTTGTTTGGATTAAAGATAGATCAGATGCAGATGCAGATGCACTTAAACAAATAGAAAATATTTCAAACGTAGGATAAATTTATGGTAGACTTAACTGATCTCTTAACATGGCAAGCACCAGCACCACCACCATTACCATCTCCATCTGAAAATACATTTCATATTTTCAATGATTGTTGGTGGACTGTTACGAATGGTGGTTGTTGTTTAGAATGGACAGTACCGACTGGTATAACTAATATTAAATTTGAATTAGTAGGTGGTGGAGGTCCCGGTGGTTCAACTGGTGGAGACCATGATGGTGGTATCGGTGGACAAGGTGGGGCTTATGCAGTTAAAACTCTCAGTACTACACCTGGCGGTGGAGGATGGGTACAACCTCCAGATGTTATTGTTTCAGCTGGCCAAAGTGGTGGTTCAAGTTTTGCGGCTACAGTAGCTGTTGCAAATGGAAAATTAACAGACTTTACTATTACAAATGGTGGAACTAGTTATACAGAAACGCCGTGTATTTGTTTTCGTGGTAGTACGAATCATGGTGTTACAAATGGAAATACTAATTCGTTTCAACATGGCCAAAGTGGAAGAGTAGACACAACTATATCAGGTGGTGTAATAACATCCATGACAATGGCACCAGATTTTTGTTCAACTGCAGGAAGTGAATCTGTTTATCTTATGTGTGCTGGAGGATCTTCACAATGTTCATGTTGTTGTGCTTGTAATTTTCCCTGTAGACATGGTTGTACTTCATATATAACAGGAGATGGATTAAATAATTTTTGTGCTCAAGGAGGAATGGGCGGAACTACAAATTGGGATGTATATTCTAATTGTTATAATTGTATTATTAATAGTGCACAATGTTCTACTGGTAATTACAATGCTGGTTGGGTTGGTTATCAATGTTCTTCAGATCAATACTGGGGAGCAGATTACGGCTTCAGTGGTTCACCGGGTGGGTGGTATAAAGATTATGATTGTTGTCAAAACACATGGTCATATGCTGGTTCACCACGAGGACCATTCTCTAGTGGAGGTGTAGATGGTATGACGAATGCTTCTTGTTACGGAGGAATATCTTGCTGTATGTCACATAGTTCATTTCCAGGCGGTGGTGGTGGTGGTCAAACAAGAAATACTAGTACAGGTTGTGTAGCTGTTTGGGGCAATTCTGGATTAATTAAAATATCATATCAATGAGTCAATATATTAAAGGAGAGAAATCATGGCAGTAGTTAGTTTCAAAACACTCATGGGAGTTGCCGCCGTTAGTTCACCAGTAACAAAAGAGTTTACTATTTTTAATAGAAATCACTGGACTGTTACAAATGGTGGATGTTGTTTAGAATGGACTGCTCCTACTGGGATATCAATGATTAAGTTTGAAATTTTAAGTGGTGGTGGGCCAGGTGGTTCATCTGGTGGTGACCATGATGTTCCTATGGGTGGACAAGGTGGTAATTATGCAATGATACAACTTCTTACTGAAGATAATGATTTTACACCCGGTTCGTCTACATATTCTTTATGTGCAGCAGGAACTTCAAATTGTTCATGTTGTTGTCATTGTTGTTCAGCTTGTAGAGATGGTTGTACATCATATGTTACGGGAGATGGTTTAACAAATTTTTGTACGGTAGGTGGTCGTGGTGGATCAAACAGCTGGGATAAAATGTCTAGTTGTTATAATTGTGGACGGGCTACTCAATGTAATCTAGGTACTTATAATGAGAATTGGATAACAAACGCAACTAATCCTGGTTTTTGTGGTATACCAGAAACACCAACAGCTAAGAGTATGGGATATACGGGAACTACAGGACACTCATATCATGGTTACGATTGTTGTTCTCATGTTTTTACAACAGCTGGCGGACCCACAGGTCCATTTGCAGTTAGTTATACTGGTCAAGGTTCTAGTTGGTGTACGACTAGTTATAGTTGTTGTTCTTCACATTCAATGTTTCCAGGTGGAGCCGGAGTTGGAGTAGGACACGCAACATCAAGTGCTTGTTGGGGTCATTGGGGTGCAGGTGGATTAGTCAAAGTAACTTATCAATAAAAAGGATGAAAAATAATGGCGATATATAAAACATTACTTACATATAAAATACCTGATGAACGCTATGGGCAGTCTGATGTGTTGGGAAAAACTAGTACCATATGGTATGAAGGTCCAAAAAAATTACTTTTGTGGTTAACTAAAGATGGTAATAACCTTGAAGAAGCATGGGATGCTGACGATATGACAGAACGCCCATTACCCGGTCATTTGTATCAAATTGAATTAGATGCTAGTGCAGGTGATAAGGAATGTCTTATAGCGGGAATGCTTGGACCTTCTACAGAAACCTATCATCCATTTGGTAATCTAAAACGCTATGAAATAAAAAATGGGCCTGAGGATGTACCTAATGGTTGGGTTTCAGATCCAACTTATCCAAGTCATGTTTTTGATAGGAATTCTATGCAGGAAAACGTGTATGATCCTGAAACAAAACAGTTTAAGAATTTAATATACCATGATAATACTCCTAACATGCCATTACTTACTGATGACGGGATACGACATAGAAGAAATAAGTTGTTAGAAGGTTCTGATAATATGGCTGCAGCTGAAGATATACCTGCTGATGTTAAACAAGGGTGGTTAGACTATCGTAAAAAATTAAGAGATTTGCCTGCAGATTGGAAAGAATCTCCCAATGAG